TTGTTAGCTAATACAGCAATTGTTTTTTCTGGTTGAAATAAAGCAAACCAAAGTAAGTAACCACACGCAGATATGGATTTACCTGATTGCCTACATGCTAAAACAACATTAAACCTATTAGATTGAAACTTATTAAACATCTTAGCTTGGTATGGATATAACTCAAATGGAACTAAACCTTTATCAAGCGAAATTATCTTTGCATATTTTTCTACAAAATACACAGGACTCTTCATGCACTTCGCATACTCGCGTACTTGGTCTTCCGTCCAATTTTGAACGATACCATCTTTTTTAATATTAGGATTACCTAGATAATTTTCATTTAGGTTTTGGCGTGACATCTACTAGGTCCGTATCATTCTTAAGTATTTTTTGTAATTCAGCGGTTGACCCAACAAATAAATTGTTTGTAGTATTTGCAATATTTTTTATTTCTTCTTTTCTGTCTAAATCTTTTTTCTTTTTATTTAGATCCATAAGCCTATCATTAACGTCAGAAATGTTTTTAATCATTCCAGATAGAACTTCAAATGCACGTGGATGTTCGCTTTCTCTTGCAACTTCAATCATGAGTTCAAGACTCTGCTTTCCTTTTTCCACTAATTCGTAGTATGTATCTCTTGAATACTTATAATCATTATCAACATTCTTTTCTTCGGGAGGAAAGAATTTACTTGTATCACTCTTCATTTAAAGTCACCAATTTACGATTTTTCAAGTGTTGTTCTTCTATATGAGTTTTTGATTGTCCCATATATGCAGCTGCATGATGTTTTTCTATCATGTAATCATTTATAGATTGATCGGCATAGTTAGTTGTTCTCCATAACTCACCTAGTATTCTACCAAACTTACCTGTTGCATCTTTGTGTGTTTTAAGTATTATACCAGCCGGATCATCTAACATGCCAGTTAAAAATGCTTTTGCAGCGAGTCCATATTTTTTTTCTTCTAAGTCACGAGTTCTAGACTCAGGAGTATCGATTCCGTATAATCTTACTCTTTCTTTATGCAGCCAAACACCGAAACCTAAATCTATGTCTACATCTACAGTATCACCGTCTATTATTTTAACTACCTTACATCTATACTCATACATTATGCGCTATCCACTATGGTTGTTGTAAATCCAAAATCACTATCAGCCAAACCAATTACGCTGGTAGGATTAGGTGTTACCGTTATTGTTTCAAGACCAACGTCCGAATCGCTGAGTCCTGCATTTATATCAAATAATGAAGCAATACTACTACGAATAACATTGGTGTCAGCAATCGGACCGTGATAACTTATCTTCATCTCAAAGTCCATGCTGTATATTATTGTTCGTCTTTGTTCCATAGCACCTTCAAAATCATCGCTAAATGAAACACCTTGTATTATAACAGGTATATCTTCCACGAGAGTAGGATATTCAGTGCCAAAAGGTTTGATAGTTATAGAATACTGCGGATTGAATGTAGGCAGTATTTGTTCTACTATCTGCAATGCATCATCTTGTGATTTAGCGTATGCATTTAACTGAAAATTTATTGAATAAGGAACTGGCGTAAAAAACTTTTGTCTTTTATTTACATTTGCATCAGATGCAGTGGTATTAAATGTAGATAACTTTGCTAACTGTCTAGATGCATCGTATGCTATAGATGTTATTTCAAATGACATTCTTGGTAGCTTTATTGCAACCGAAGTATCATCATTTAAATTTGGATTTTCTCTAACTCTTTCAAGATACTTTTGTTTAGGCGCATAAGATAAAGGAACTTTGATTTGACTTATCACTGCACCCGATGAATTCTTTCGAATCACATATATATTATTAAACAGTCTGCCGAATAATGCAACAGCTTTTTTAGTTTTTTCGTGATAAAAGTGTCCACCAAACATTAGTTGTTACTCGCATCTCCAAATGGGTTATTTTCTGAAAAGTCTATGAAATCTGTACCTGTACTAAAATCAGTGTTCTGTTCATTTTGAGAAAGTTGATTATCTTCTACTACTAGATTAATAACTCCACCTGCTCCAGATTTAAGGCCTGTAACCTTTTTACCTGTTGCAAATGTGTGGAACTTGCCGTCATCTGCTCCTGCGTGTATCAAGTGAATCTTATCATCAGAATCTGAGTATTTAACAACTTCAGCTCTCATTAGTGTAGAACCGCTTGGACTTGTAATAGTTTCACCAATCTGAAACGTAGTTGGTGCCGGTGAACCAAATGTAATTGTTGGACTACTAGTGTAACCGGTTCCTGGGTTAGTAATAGTAAGACTGGTAATTTCACCACTATTACTATCAACGGTTGAAGATATAGCTGCACCAACTCCAGAAGAGTCGATTATACTTACCGATGGAGCATCAAAGTAGTTACTACCACTATCTACTATTGTAATACCTGTAAGTTGTCCGCCAGTAATTATTGCAGTAGCTTCTGCACTATCACGTGTATTTGTAAGGGTAAGTATATATTTGTATGCGTACTTCTTTTCAATTTCGTCTATAGTATCAACACCTGTATCTAAATTTTCTCCAGTGTATTCAAACAACTGACATCTCATTTTATAAACAGGTAAATTACTTAATTGGTAAAAAGGCATCTCATGTTCTACATGAGATATTTGAAATAAAGATTTTGATAAAGGTAAATAAATCAAGTCGCCTTCAGACGGCCTTGTAGATGTTATTTCATTGTCATATCTTTGAACGGTTTGTTCCCATCTTTTTCTCGATACAACGAATGTTGCTTCATCTCTTATCTCTACACCAAACCTAGTGAATAAATCACCTTCACCTTCAAACCCTTCGGTGTTTTCAATGTACATTTCTATTGTGTGAGATGAATTGAAGCTTGATTCTGGGTCATCGCCTAAGATCCTATCTTCATTGACGATATCTCTTGGCAAATAGTACACGTCTTGCCCATACATTTTAAGAGATTCTATTACAATATCTTCGTATAGGTTCTGTTCGGACTTTACCTTTTGACTGAAATATAAATTAGTTGCCATATCATCCTACGAAAAAGTCTGGTGGAACTTCTTGCTCTAATCGCATGCTTTCTCTCAATCTTTCGATCTCGCCTGTAGCATCATCGTATATTTGTCTTCCATTTAAAATGACTCCTCCTGGCAATTGCATACCTTCGAACTTAATTAAGTTCATGCCCCACTGTTGTTTTATAAGTGCAGTAGTGTATTCTTTAACAAACATGTCGTTGTACACGGATGTATGAGTATCTGGATCTATTTTAGTATAAACTTCGGCAACTAAAAAATCACCTGCTTTAATGTCTTTATCTGCAAAATCTCCGAAGATATATAATCTATCTTGTCTTCTTGCAAATTGTGTTTGTGGATGACCATTAAGTTTCATATCAAGTATTGATAAGTACTGTTGCATTTGTTCATAATAAGCTAAGTCACCTGCAAAATTCATTAAGTCAGCAACATCATTCAACATCATTTGGTATTTAATATCAAAAAAGTTTCTACTTGTGTTAAAAGAGCTAGTTAAAGGAAGTAATTTTGATACAAATAATATGTCTGACGATATTGGTATGTACTCATTTGACACATCAGTTGCTGTAACTTCGTGTTTTAAATATGTACGTACCGTAGCATCTGAATGATACTCTTGATAAAATTGTAACGCTTCATCAACTCTATCTTCAAGTTGATCTTCATCTACATTTATCTCTATTACAGGATCGCCTAAGCGTCTTTTGCAATAGTCTATTAATGTTGCACGTGAATTAGGAACTGCCATGGTTGAATCCTTATTTTATTCTATTTATAAGGACTCGCTCCTAAAACATCACTGTCCCATGCAGCTTTTAACTTATCGATTGTATCTGCACTTGTGATAGCACTTGCTGCAGGAGCATCTCTAAGTTTCTTTTTCTTAGCTACACTTGCAGTTTTAGCAGATGAATCATCAGCTTCTAATGCTTTCATGTATACAACATCTTCTGCTGTAAGTAATGGTCCTCTTACTTCTCTTATCTTGTCTTTAAATATTATTTTTGCTGCAGTGATATCCTCAGAAATTGCAGTTTGAGCACTGTCAAACATCCATGCATTTCTAAAATGCCTATCTGGCACACTTGAAGGTGCTGCAGCAATTACACCATTCTTGTCTTGAATCATTGTAGTCATTCTTTTCTCCTTATGCTACTAGCTCTTGATTTATTTTCCAAGCATTACGCCATGTTCTATGACTTGGCAAATTTTGTTTTTTACAAATAATAAGTCTTCTACGATTAGACTTATCATAATTTTTCCAAACGTGTTCTGGAATGTCTTTCATTATTAAATACTCAATTGCTTCTTCTTCGGTCATCTTATCAACTGGTTGTGTATTATGTAGTAGATAACCTCTCGTATGTTTCTTAAAATCTGGTTGAGCTTCATCTTTCTTGAGTTCCCAATAAGACTGAACTGGTGGTAGTATTCCACCTTGCATAGCACAC